ATCCCGCAGCGAAACCCCCCGCGAATACCGCAGATCATCATTAGACACACAAAACATACTCAACGCCCTTGTAAACTGATTGCAGCGACCATCCTATCGACTCCCCCAGCGAATCCCATAGCGACTCCCCCAGCGAATTCCTCAGCGAAAACCGCAGCGAAAACTCCAGCAAATCCCACAGAGAAGCCACCAGAAAATCCCACAGCGAATTCCGCAGATCACGATTAGACACACAAAACATACTCGACATCCTTGTAGACATTACGCAAACAACGCCCGATCGCATTCTCAACATAGTAATCCCACTTTCTAACATAAATGATTGCCATTTTCGGATCAAAAGCTATACCGATTCCTTCGTGTCCAAAAAGATAGGTCGTCATGGAATCATATAAAAACCTATTAGACATACTAAACATACTCAACCTCTTTGTAAACTGATTTCAGCGACTCCCACAGCGGCTCCCACAGCGATTCCCCAAGCGACTCCCACAGCGACTCCCGCAGCGAAAACTCCAGCGAATACCACAGCAAATCCCGCAGCGAAAACTCCAGATCAAGATTAGACACACAAAACATACTCGACCCCCTTGTATACGGATTTCAGCGAATCATTCAGCGCATCACACAGCGATTCCCACAGCGAATTCCGCAGCGCATCATTAGACACACAAAACATACTCGACCTCTTTGTAGACGGATTGCAGCGAATCCCGCAGCGAAGTCCGCAGCGAAGTCCGCAGCGAATACCGCAGCGCATCCCACGGCGAAAACTCCAGCGAAATCTCCAGCGAATACCGCAGCGAATACCGCAGATTATAATTTGACACACAAAACATACTCAACGTCCTTGTAGACTGATTTCAGCGAAATCCGCAGCGAATACCGCAGCGAAATCCACAGCGAATTCCGCAGTGCATCCCACAGCGAATACTGCAGCGCATCATTAGACACACAAAACATACTCAACCCCTTTGTAAACTGATTTCAGATAAATCCGAAGCGAATTCCACAGCGAATACCACATCAAATCCCACAGCGAATCCCGCAGCGAATCACTCAGAAAATCCCACAGCGAATTTCTCAGCGAATCCCGCAGCGAAACCCCCAGAGAATACCGCAGATCATCATTAGACACACAAAACATACTCAACTTCCTTGTATACGGATTTCAGCGAATCATTCAGCGCATCCCCCAGCGACTCCCACAGCGAATCCCGCAGAGAATCCTCCAGCGAATCCCGCAGCGAAGTACGCAGCGCATCCCACAGCGAATACCGCAGCGCATCATTTGACACACAAAACATACTCAACGTCCTTGTATACCGATTGCAGCGAATCACTCAGCGACTCCCACAACAAATCCCACAGCGCATCCCGCAGCGAAAACTCCAGCGAATACCCCAGCGAATTCCTTAGCTGCCCATTAGACATGCTAAACATACTCGACGTCCTTGTATACCGATTGCAGCGAACCCCTCAGCGCATCACACAGCGACTCCCGCAAATCACCCCTAAGCGACTTCCCCAGCAAATACCACAGCGAAGCAACCAGAAAATCCCACAGCAAATTTTCCAGATCACGATTAGACATGCTAAACATACTCCTCCCTTTTGAAGCTTTTAACGCCATGTACAAGTTCTGCCGACTCGCTATCAATGATGATCATAGAGTGCTGGATTTGGTTTGCTCGTAGCCAATCCATTAATGGCCTACACATCGCGTCGAGTGTGTCTTCATTCCATAAAATTGGCCCCTTTGCATCGCTCATTGCCTGCCCCTTGCCAAGGCCAACTCTCTCCTGGCATTGTCGATCCCCTTGCGATAATCCATCGCACTCAGCCCATAGGGATTGTCTGGTGCCCAGTGCCGTATGGCAACCTCATCCATGCCGTTACGCATCCTAGCCAGAGTCCCCAGGTGGCAATGGATCTCTCCCCTGGATGGCTCCGCATCGAGTCTAGCCTGCTCCTCGACGAGTAATTTAGGCATGGCTGGACCGCCTGGACGATGCCTGGAGACTCGATGAGCGGTCACGAGGCACCACGGACAATCATGCACCACGCCCGCTTTTGGTCTAGACCGCTCCTCCTGCTCCACCATCACGGCCCGCAAAGAGCCCTTCCACGCCTTCAACAGGTCCGACACCTTCGGGATGTATCCAGACTCTGTACGATGGGCGGAAAAGCACCTTTCCAGCCAAATGGTGGGGATTTCCGCGCAATCAGTCGTAATCGTCTCCACCTCCAGAGCCAAAACATCCACTTTCGGGGCTGTGTGCAGGATCGCATAACATCTGTTGAGCTGTTCCAGCACAATTTTGTGACGTAATTCCGAGTCGTTTTCTAACATCGTGATTCACCTTTTTTAGTTCATCCATAAAATCCGGCTTTCCTTGAGACCTGGTCTTGTTTGTCGAGATCCAATTGGCAGCGGCCGACCGCCACTTCTTCATTTTGTTCCTGCCTACTCTCCACCCGTTAGATTCGTAAAAGTTGAAGAACCGCTCGGCCTCTGCCTTTGTCGAGCCTTTCGATTCAAATTCAAAAATCAGCTCCACCATGTCGGGCTGGACAAATCTCGGATTTGTCCCATGTATTACTGCCTTTTCTTCTGTATTTGTTGTGTTGCTTCTGATACTGATACTGTCCGGTATTCCTACGGACAGCGTACCCCGTCCTTGGTTGTCCTTGGTTGTCCTTGGTTGTCCGCCGGACAATTTTGCGCGGTTCTCACGCTCTTTCCGCTTCCGATCGGTTTCAGCTTCCCTGCATTCAACTGCCTCGCCTAGGATCTCATCGGCGAGAGGGTTTACTCCGTGTTCGTTATCGCATAATGATTCCACTAGTGACAACAAAAAATCAGATCTTGCGGCCTGGGAGTCCAGCCTTGCTACATGCCTTGATAGGCGGTTGAAATCTAATCTCCCATAAAATATTGGCACGCTCATATCATATCCCAAACCTCAAAAACAAAAACCGCCACTCGTGGCACGGGCTGTTCGATGGCCCTTCCCTTTCGGGACACGAGTGGACGGTTTCAAAATTGCTGCGTGATGGTCGAACATTCGTGCAGCGTTGGGTAAATGTAATTTATTCTGCCATTACTCACCACCTAAAAATTTGTCGATATATTCTCTAGCCTCTTCGAATGAGTATGCGACAACCATTCCGAGGTCAACCCATTCACACTGCTCGTGCGTGAGAACACCCTTCCCACGCTTTAGCTCCAGAATGAGGCATTTCGGATCAGGCCCCAGCCCTACGTATTTAAAAATTAGCAGATCAGGAACACCCTTCAAGTGCCGTGACGCTTCTCTTGCAACATGCGGCGGTGTATGACTGGTCTTGCTCCAGATAAACCGTTGAAGGCTCTTGGGGATGTGCACAAACTTCACACTACGCAGGTTCAGGTAGTTTTCGACCGCCTGCTGGATTTGCTCTTCGGTCGGGCTGTTTAGCTCCTGAGATGCGGAATTAATCCTAGGGATGATGGTTTTTAGATCTGTCCAGGATATCGGATTTGATCGTCTCATTGGATGTCATTTTGTTTTGAAAAAGAATAGATAGTTAGGCGATCAAGAGAAACGGTATCAATGGAACCGTTTTCGAGCAACACTGCCGCTGAAAATTCCCGTATTGCTAGGCCACTATTACCCACAAAAGATGTCGTTCCGACATGCGTGATTGTCCCATTGGTAATCGTGAAAGCTCCGTCAATGCGTTTTCCGTAAGAACATTTTTTACCTATCAGCATTTTACATCCTCAAAATTTGGTTTAATGTTTGCTCTTGCCTTGCGAACCCTGTAAACGGTTGAGATGCTTAGCCCCAGCTTTGCCGCAAACGCGCGCACCTCTTCGAGTGTCCCAAGATTCGCCTTCATGATCTTGTTCCTAATCTTTTCGGTCACTTTGGGGCGCGCCATATTTGGATTTTTAGACATGATACTCCTATGTTGTTTTTGCGTTGAGAAAATAATATAAATAAATTGCACGCTAATTGCATGCAATTTATTTATGTTTGTCGAATCAAAACAAAATCAAATAGGAGTACATATGTCAGATCAAATTGAGTCTACAGAGTTGGACGTCATAAAAACAATTGCCGTCGAGTCGAAGGACGTCCTCACCATCACCAACGCGATCCAGGAGGCCAGTGTTAACGAGTCTCGGGCCGTCGTGATCAAGTCTTCTTTCATGCCGATTTTTGAACAGCTACGAGATATCGAGTCTCAGGCCCGTGTAATCGTGGTGACTGATGCAGCACAGTTGGATGAGATGGAGACAGCGGAAAAGCTACGACTAAAACTCGTCAAAATTCGCACAGGATCTGCACGCCTCAAGGATGATTTGAAGGAGGAAGGTTTGCGTGAGGGGCGTGCTATACAGGCCATCCACAATGCGGCCGAAGCGATTTCTAAGGTCATCGAAAGGCATTGCAAAGAGCAGGCAACTTTTGCGGAGCGCGCTCAGGCCAGGCGCATTGAGGAGCGTGGAGAGAAGCGCATCAAGGAAATCTCAAAATATCTGCCGCTGCTGCCAGCACTCAACACCGCTGGCATGATGACCGCCATCAAAACAATGACCGACGAAAGTTTTGATTGGTGGCTCACGATGGGCGAGCAGCTGTTTGAGCTGGAGGAGCGCAAGAAACGCGATGCGGAAGCCGCAGAGGTGGCGCGTGCGGCTCAGTCCGCCATTGATGAGGCCACAGCAGCAGCCAAGCGGGGTGAGGACCTGAAGGCCAAGGAACAAGCCGAAAAGGATCTTGCGGAGGCGCGAGAGGTTGCGCGTCTTGCAAAGATCGAGTCAGATGCAGAGATCAAGCGGGTTAAGGACGTCCAGGAAGCGGCAGAGAGGGAGGCCAAGCGTCTGCGAGATATCGCGGAAGCCGAGGCCCTGGAATCCGCCCGCGCGGCAAAGGCCATTGCTGACGCCGAGATAAAAGCCGCCAAGGACGCCCAGGAAGCGGCAGAGAGGGAGGCCAAGCGTGTCAAGGATCAAGCCGAAGCGGGAGCTCGCGAGGTGGCCCGTCTTGCCCAGCTCGCCATTGATGAGGCCAATCGCATCAAGGCCGAACAAGACGAAGCCGACCGCGTCGCCAAGGCCGCCCCCGATGTGGAAAAATTGCTCGCGTGGTCTGTGGCCATCGAAATCCTGCAAGCCCCCGAGGTGTCGAGCCCCGAGGCGCAGGCGATTATTGACGGGGTCCGCGGGTTGCTCGCTAAGACCGCTACATACATCCGCACCAAAACCAGCGCAATCTAAGGGGAATCAAGATGCACTTCCGTAAAATATTGAATACAAAACATCTTGCCGCCGACGACTTTGTGGACAAGGAATACAACCCGATAGAGCGAACCCTGATAATTGCAGGAGTAAGCATGGAGCAAGTACCGACAGGCAAGCAAACGAGGGCTTGTTTCCGATTCAATGACGTTCAAAAAACAGCCTTCCTTGCAAATGGCGAGATTCGAAAGATCGCTGCATGCCTGAAAAAGACCGACACGGATGACTGGATCGGCACTGCCTTGACCATTACCAGCGTACCCCGAAAATATGCAGGCCAGGATACTACTGGGATGTCGATCACAAAAATCAATGGCAAGCCAGCGTTACCAGGTAACTGCCGGGAGATCACTAGCAAGGGGAGGCCAATGCAGACCCGCGATGATGTCGGTGATGACGGGGAAGGATCGATCAAGGTCAGCGAGAGTACACATAGATTGGGCCTTGAGATCAAGGACCTTGGGATACCACGAGATATGTTTACCGAATGGGCCATGGAGCTTGGAATGTTAGATGTGAACGACCTAAGGTTGTTGAGCGATGCCGATGCGAAAAGCCTATTGGCGGACATGAAAAAGACTACTCAGCGCTTTGGGGCCTGGGTTGATAACAGGGCCTGCGCATGACCCAGAGCTCCAGAGACGCATATGTACAATGCATTTGCGACCAATTCTCTCCAGCCGAGGCGGAGAGGTGGCGCGGGCCATGCGGCAGGTATAACCCTGATGACCCAGACTGTAGCGGGTGCCCGTATGAGATGTACAACAAGCAAGGAGTAGGCGAGAACACTTTTGGGAACACTTAACCGACTATACCATTGACATCCTCCGATGGTAGAGGTATATTGTTAGGGTAGACAAGAGCAGAAACGAAAAACAAAGGAAATCAAAATGAAACACGAAATCTTGTACATCCATGAAAGCGACAAAGACACCATAAAGGTGATCAATGGATTCGCGATCAAGGACATGCTCAAGACTCTGGGGTTTAGTTTTGATCCGGACACCAAAGACTGGGTCGCGCCGCTCACTCAGGACATGCATAAGGCTCTACTCGCTAATGGACTAAAAATGAATCGCTTCGTTGACAAAACAAAAACAACCCGGAGTATCTAATGACCGTCAAATTTTACAATGGCCGCAGGCTCGTCAAGACATTGCTTTGCTCAAGCGCTGCAAGCGCTATAAATGGTATGCAAATGTCGGAAATCGAGTGGACACGATACAAAATCGTCTAACCCCCAAACCCCACGAGAGAATCACCCCGGATCGTTACCGGGTGGGGTATTACGTTACACACAAACATACGAGTATAATATGGATGATATGATGGTAAAAATCGGCGATATCGTCACGACAGACAGTGATCTGATGGATGCATGGCATCAGCAAAATGACGCGGGAAACGGATATGCGATGGAGTTCGAGGATGTCGCTACGGCTGGAGAGGAAGAGCTTTCCGATGTGGTCAAGATCGATCCTACAGGGTGTATCGCGGGCAGGGATGGTGACAGGATTATCGTCGTATGTGATTCATATGGTGCATGGGCCTGCGACGTGACAGACCTGATCGGGTGATTACGTTACACACAAACAAAAAAGGAGTTTTATGCGATTCACATTCAAGACTACGTGCGAAAGATGGCACGAGACGTCATACGAGATAAAGCTAAGACGTAAAGTTGTGGGTGGATTCACATATTCTAGCGGTGTGTGGAAAATTAAGTTCATGGTCGTCAAGGCTGATCTTAATACCACAAACTGCCGTTGGATTTGGACAACGCTACGGCATAGTGCAAAAACTCTTGACGAGGCGAAGCTGTTTGTGAATGACAATATCACAGCGATCACATCTAAACTAACTTTATTCACTGGAGAACCATCATGAGAATAATAGATTCAGTCCGTTTTGTTTCCTGTCACATCCAAATTAATAGAGTCCAGGCGTGCTATATGGCTCTAGGTGTGGCGTCGATTTGCCTTATGGGATACGTAACGTTAGTTGGATCTAACTGATGTTTATCGTGTCAAATGATGATCTGTGGTATTCGCTGCGGGAGCCGCTGGAGTATTCGCTGGAGAAGTCGCTGTGGTATTCGCTGAGAAATTCGCTGAGGAAGTCGCTGGGGGAGTTGATGTGGGAACCGCTGTGGGAGTCGCTTGGGGTTGCGCTGCAATCAGTTTACAAAGAGGTCGAATATGTTTTGTGTGTCAAATTATGATCTGGGGAATTCGCTGCGGATTTCGCTGGAGGTTTCGCTGTGGGATTCGCTGGAGTCTTCGCCGTGGGATGCGCTGCAGTATTCGCTGAGGACTTCGCTGCGGACTTCGCTGTGGGAGCCGCTGTGGGAGTCGCTTGGGGTTGCGCTGCAATCAGCTTACAAATTCGTAGAGTACGTATAACATCAACCAAAAACCAAAAAAAACAGTTAAAGGAAAATATGAATAATCAAATCGTGTCAGATCAAGAAGCAAAAGAAATTGCAATCCGTATTGCCCAAGAGGCCTACGAGAGTGTTGCAAAGCGGCCAACGGACCAAGCAAAATTTATCGATGCATACAAGCGTGGATATGTTATGCGTTTTCCCGAGCTCAAAGACAAGATCGAAGGCGCGAAGTTCACGTTTGTCGACTCGTGGCTAAAGGCCAAGCCGATCCTCGATCTCCCCGAAAACACTCATCCAAAAGACGGGCCTGCAAAGGAACGGGATGCGTGCTTTTTTATTCGTCTAGTTGCGAATAACATGACGGTCACCTCTGTCACTACAGAGACAGCAGGAAAAGAACTTAGCGCGATCCTCGTGAACCTATGCTGCACCTCATACTTTGACCTCCCGAATGATGACGTGCTAGTAGTCAATAACCCGACTACGCACAAACTCATTGACAACAGTGAAGGCCGTAAGGTGCTTCATTGCACAGACGGCCCTGCACTAGCCTTTGGTGATGGAGCTTGCGCTTTCTATCTTTGGGGCATCCGAGTCACGAAGAAGATGGCTTGCGAACCAATGACAGCCATTGAAATCATGTCTATAATCGATGTAGATCAGCGTCGTGTAGTCATTGCGCGACTAGGCATTGCGTCGATTACCGATGGTGCTGAGGTGATCGACTCGGTCGACAACTATCAATTGCTCGACATCACAAAATGCATTAATGCACGAGCAAAGACCATTGTGCTTAAGATGCTCAATCCATCAATCAATCAGATCCACGTCGAGGCTGTCGATAGCAAGTGCAAGACCGTCCAAGAGGCTATCAATTGGCGCGCAGATATGCCACCAGGAGAGGAATGGAACCCTCTGTACATCGATTCCATGCTTCGCGAAGGCGGGAACCCAAATCAGTTGCAGCAGGGCGACACCCTGAACTTCGTGATTGGCAAGATCAATCCATCAAAGATCGTTGAGACTGTAGCGATGCCGATTGATTCGATTACTCGTCATATGCTGGTAAATTGCGAGATCAGTGATCACGTGGCTCCCGGGTTCGTTTGTTCGTATTCTACTGGTACGAGTGCATCTATAACCCATCCAGAGCACGAGACTACTCCTCTACCAGACAACGTGGAGATAGGCGTTAAGGTCGTCCGAGAGATCGACGTGATTACAGGGCTAACTCGCTCCGTTGTTGACTAAATTAACCTAGGGCTGTAATGCAACAGCCCTATTTTTTTTTGAGTGCTTATGTTTAGTGTGTCAAATGATGATCTGCGGTTTTCGCTGAGTGCTTCGCTGCGGAATTCGCTGGAGTATTCGCTGCGGGATGCGCTGTGGGAGTCGCTGTGCGATGCGCTGAGTGTTTCGCTGAAATCCGTATACAAAGGGGTTGAGTATGTTTTGTGTGTCTAATGGGAGGCTGAGGGATTCTTTGTGGGTTTCGCTGCGGATTTCGCTGCGGATTTCGCTGGAGTTTTCGCTGTGGGATGCGCTGAGAAATTCGCTGCGGGAGTCGATAGGATGGTCGCTGCAATCAGTTTACAAAGGAGTAGAGTATGTTTTGTGTGTCTAATGATGATCTGCGGTATTCGCTGGGGGTTTCGCTGTGGGTTTCGCTGCGGGAATCTATGGGATGGTCGCTGTTGTATTCGCTGTGGTATTCGCTGCGGGATTCGCTGTGGGAGTCGCTGAGTGTTTCGCTGCAATCAGTTTACAAAGGAGTCGAGTATGTTTTGTGTGTCTAATGGTGATCTGCGGGATTTGCTGGGGGATGCGCTGGAGGTTTCGCTGTGGTATTCACTGCGGGATTCGCTGAGGACTTCGCTGCGGACTTCGCTGCGGACTTCGCTGCGGGATGCGCTGCGGGATGCGCTGCGGTATTCGCTGGAGTATTCTATGCGGTATTCGTTGTGGGAGTCGCTGGGGGATGCGCTGGAATCCGTCTACAAAGAGGTTGAGTATGTTTTGTGTGTCTAATGGTGATCTGGAAAATTCGCTGCGGGATGCGCTGGAGAAGTCGCTGGGGGATGCGCTGGGGGAGTCGCTGGAGAAGTCGCTGTGGTATTCGCTGTGGGATTTGCTGTGGGAATCGATTCGGGAGTCGCTCAGAGACGTTTACAAATCCGTAGAATACCCATCATGAAATACGCTCTTATAATCTGTTTCTTATACTTCGGTGCGCATGTGGCGCGCTGGAAGATTAACACACAACATAATGAGAGGATGAAATGATATACCACACACTAATGACCGCCATTGATGAGTACGAGAAAGCGAAGGAAAGGGTTATTGCTTGTACTCTCGCAACATTTCCAGCGTGTTCAACTGTTTATTTTTACGACAATGGCATGGATCTAGAAACGACTAAAGCTCTTGTTAGCTCAAAACAAGATTCAGTTGGATATCTGCGAGTATTCCACTCCATTGGACATATAATTAATACGTGCATCCCAATATCAGAAGTATACAAAGCACCTCAATCAAGGTCTTTCTGATGAACATCGAAGGCGCCCTACAGGAGAACAGTAAATGAGCAAAAAGAAAACATTCGCATCCTGCCCGCACTGTGGCGCCCTATGGGCTGCCTGTATAAGCGTAAGCGCGTCCGCCTATGTCGGTGATGACTGCGACGATATAATCCAATGCCATGGATGTAGTAATGTCCTAACACTGCATACATCGCTAACACCAGCCCTAAAGCCAGGGCAGGTGATGACCGAAAAGAAAAGAGCTTCGAACCTCAGAAACATAAACAAACGGTACGGGAAATGAGCAAGCCAGCACTACCGCCAGAGGAGCACGCCAAACTTGTCATGGCGCAAATCTACCAGGTCCCGCAATGGGAGATGATTGAAACCGCTAGCCTAGCAAGGATAATCAACAAAAGCTCGTCAACGGTTGGAAACGCGTTTAGAACTTTAGGAATTGAAAGGGATTATAGCATAATAAAGAAAACGAATCGCGGGCTGTCTTTAACGGTGAAAGAGGTTGAAGCTAATGAAGGGGTGTCTTGTGCGCAATGCAAAGGAAGACGGCAGTGTGCAAACTGTTATTCAATAGAGCTTCGTGGAAGGCCTTTGCTAAAAGAGACCACTTGCTATTCAAACTTCTCAAGCCTGATATAGCTATTTCGGATCATATTCTATATGGATATGATCCGATTCTAGCACAACATCGAACTGCGGGCCAAGGACGTGCTTAAGATCTGCGACGATATGCGAGGCAATTTCCACATCCATTTTGCTAATGTCCCCGCTGTTTCCGTCCAGGTTCTTTATCCGCACATCAAATGCGCTTCCAGATCCATGTATAGATCCTTGACCATGCTTTCCGTCGCATACTGAGGTGATTGCGCATTCTTTCAGATAATGACCGTACACCTCATGGCAGAGGCAAATAGCTAGGGATGTCTGCGGGGTAAGTTTTCGTAGGTCACAATTTGGGTTAATCATTTTGCGCTCCAGGTGTATTTGATCTTTCCCCGGTTAAGCTGGTACTGCTCGTCCACCTCGGACCAGTCGTAGGCCTTCCATTCGTGGGAGGTGATTTCAATCGCCACGCGCACCGCATAAATGACCCTGTCTCCAGTGCCGATACCTTCAAGGCCTTTGCAGTAAAGGTCATTATCAAGGTCGGCACTGACGGTATCGGGATATCCCCCCGCATCATGGCCAAGAGCCAGCGCAGACTGTTCCTGTGTTCCATGGTTCGGCAAAATCAGATCACCAGCTGGACCACCGCTTCGGCCATCCCACATAAACCCCTTGTCGATATCAAAACGGTGCACACCTTCGTTTGTGTGGTATGACAGACATACAGGAGCAACCAGCTCAACGAATCGACCAGACACGGGGGCCATTTCAATTCTGTGCGACATTTCAAATTTGATTAGTTTCAATCTGGCACCCTCACATTATCAACGTGGAAAATCAGAATGCCGAGACTGCCGGCTTTTTTGCACATGACCGTTTCGTCATCGCGCCAACTGTAGATAGAAAATCCTGGATCCCAATTTTTGGAGGCATGTGGCCTAGTCTCGCAGTTACCGCGCTCGGGCTCAATGGGCTGGCGATAGTTCATCGTTGCAGCTTTGTTACGAGGACAAGAAATGCTTCTCTCTGTTTCCGCTGCTCTACCAGGAGAGTGCAAACGCTAGTCTCTATGCGTTCGATAGATTTAAGCGTGTTGACCCGATTGATCGAGTCAGTCGCGGTGTGCAGATCCAGTCTAGACGATACCGCGTAAACGTCTGATTTGTCTTGGCTGGTCGACTGCACGGAGTAGACCCCTGCTCCACCACCAACAAGGCCGATAATTGTTATCAAGCCTTTCCCTAGCTCAAGCCAATTAAACCCCGCCTTGGTGGTCATTTGCGGCCCCGGATGATGATTTTGATGGCGCGATCCGTCCCGGCTTCGGTGCTGTCTAGCTCATCGCCATCTTCGTCCTCGTCATCCATTTCCGCCTGCCCGTTTGGTATGCAGTCGGAATACTCAGTGAGCCACGGAACATCTGCCATGATGACCTTGCCTTCTTTTGTCGTGGCTCTTGCCGTCTGTTGTCCTGGCTGTACATCTTCCATCAAGGTTATCAACTGCTTGTTTGATCCGGTCGATAGACACGCCTGCGTGCCCTTCTTCCATGTCTTCTCTTGCTCTCCCATTCCTGCGGGGTTAGAGCATCCCATGAGGCTATTGATAGCCATTCCTACACCTTTCATAGCCATACGTCCTTGTGGAGGTAAAAACGATTCAACGTCATTTAGTTTCATAATTCAAATCTACCTTTTTTCAAATCAGGCTGTCGATCTGGCTTGCCTTGATTTGCGCGGTCCTATCCGCTTCCGCATGTTGTATGGTCTCCGCCTTGAGCTGGGCGTCGATATTCGCCTGCACTTCTGCCATGCGAATGGCATGCATCCGGTCAAAGAATGCCTCTAGATCCTCTCGTTCCTCTTGGTTGGATAAGAGGCAGGCCCAGACGGTTCTAGCCATCGTAGGGTATCCATTGCCGTCCCATTCGGTGTCGGTGTCGATGACGTATAAACGGTCGATAGTTTCAATTTTCTGGATCATGGAATTCCTTATGTTAGAGTTGCGGTTTTTGTTACGCCATTAATTCTAATAAATAATCCGGCTGTGGTTGTCCACGTGGACCCATCCGTAGGTGTAGAGGGGGCAACTCCATGAGGGAGAATTAGCCCCTGGATGCTCGTTGTTGTTACGGGCATGGTCTGAGCAGCTGTAAATGTATTTGTACCATTCCTGACCGCAAGCTCGTATTGAACGCCCCACACATTTGCAATTTGTTTTTGGAAATAAATCTTGCTGTCTGCTGTTGACCCCGCAAAAATGTCCCATCCATAAGTATTTCCAAGCCCGGAACTAAAACCCATAGATACCCCTGACCACCAGTTAGCACCACCGGGAGAATTTGCGGGTGTCACAGATGATACAAATGGGCGGATGCCAAAGTTTGGAGCGTTGCGAGCTTTTAAATCTGTGAGTGAGGCACTAACCACTAAGCCAGTACCAGCAGTTGCAACCGTCAAATCCTTGTATGTGTTTATGGCTCCGGCTTTTGTCAGCAATAGCAATTCACCTGCGGCAGTGGTAAATGAATGGTTTCCTTGGATGCCATTTCCTGCCGCATAGGTTATTGTCCCGCCTGTTCCTGCACGATCATTTCCGCGCCATGTGATATATGAACCAGTAGATGGATCTGCGTTTGTCCCAGCTCCATTCACAGTAAGGGCTGCGGTGTGGGCGCCACTGGTGGTATTCGCTACTACATAATTATCCGCACTTCTGAGCGTTATTACACCTAGGGCGGACAAGTTTTGAACGGTCAGTAGTACATTAACCGCAACTCCAGTGGAGGCTATCGACATTATAGACGCCACACCACTAAACCACTCAGCTATGGTTCCAGCTATGGAGCTAACCCAATTGTTTGGCCCCGCAGTAAGAAGGGATGCTTTTTTTACATCCAACTCCGCAAGTGCAGCCTGCGCGTTTGTAGCCAAAAGCGTAGCTGTCGGAACGGAGCTAACATTCGACGCAAGAACGGTTCCCGAAGATGCCGCGATTTGTACCGCCGATTGACCCCTGATGTCTACGGTCTGTACGAGTGCTGCGTATTTCACCAAGGCGGAGTAAGCGCCTCCTCCGGCATGTTCTACGTAGTGGATCATCTTATATAATGGCCGAATTTCCTGATCTTGCAATGTCGGAAATACTGCGCGAATATCATCCCATTTTGCCGCCTGGGCGTTAATGAATGAAGCGTATTCAACATTAGATGAACGAACCTTTAATACCTCACCTGGGCGCGGGTCTCCAAAAGAATAGATGTAATTGACTATCCAAGATTTGTTCGTTACGCTGGTTCTGACTCCCGCAGTTGTGATGTACTCAGGAATGTTGGTTGAAGCGTTGAACGAGAATGGAAATCTGGTTGCGGCAAGCATTTTCAGAACACCGCCCGCATCGGTGTAACTCATCTTGAATCGTGCGGAATTTGAAAGAGTCAATGATACCGCTGAAATATTTCCAAGGTCTTGGGAGAACCTTGCTCCGCCTGTGTTGTTGGCGATGTTGACTTGTAGGTTTTCATCTAAAGTGCTTCCACTCGTGACCGATACTACAGTATTTCGACCATCAACATTAGGCGGTGATGTTGGCAGGCCTGACGTTGATGGGCTGACGTTCGTTATAAGGCTTAATCCGAGATTGTGCACAGTTCCGAAAGTGCGATGCTTCCATAGATGATCGGCTGCCGAAATGTCGTTCTTATGGTACTCTACGATTTCGGTTACGTTTCGTGCGTCTCCTGAGAGTGTTGGATCAATGTAGCATCGATGCAGCACGCATACCGTACCAAACTCATCCCAAGGGGTCTGGGTAGCGACAAGAGCGCCGGCCATGTCTATGTGGATATACCACACTCCAGCCGTGTACGGAAAGTCTACAAAGATTGGGGTAGAAAATTCTCGCTTTACCGAGACCCCAGACCCATCAGTATAAAAGCAAAGTTTGTTAGATGAATCAATGGTTGATCCGTTCTTGACTGTGTTTATCGAGTACCTAGCCTGGGCACCTGTGCAGTCTAGATACACGTCGTTTTCAGTGAGATACTGTTCCTGACATACTCCATTGAATACAAGCTGTTTTAGGTCTAGCAATGTTTTTTGGTGCTCTCTCGTTGCCATCGTAACGAACGGCCCGTCATTAGGAATAGCTATAGTTGAGTCTACTCCCCTAAAACTAGCCAGGAGTTGAAGCACGTTATCTACGACTCTCCACCACATTTGAGTGAGGACTCCGCCAACTGCAACGATTAGCACTTGCTGAGCCACGCCACCTTGCGTGTTTTGTATGTTTGTCGAATTCGTTGACGCGCTTGTATATGTTTTTACCACATTCTGCGCCTGTGCTCCGGCAGTTTCAGACTGAGACAATATACCAGCTCTAGTATATACAATATCCCTAAAGCTTTTTGCGCCTAAAATATTTTCGTCACCTGTTTTATGCACAACATCTGCATCATTGGCCTTTAATGATATCTGAGTTCTCAATGATACGGTATTGAAAGTGATATCGTTCTTTGTGAGGGCCATGGAATCCGTTCCGTCACTAAGTTCTAGTGCTGGTTTTTCTTCCATATCGACCAAAAGCCTCGCCTCTCCCGATCCGTTTTGTAGTATGGCTCTTATACTCTCATAGCTTCCAATACCTCTACTATCTACGACGTCAACGGATAGTACGCCGTCATTAATTCCGACTTGTATGCTATCTGTTTGGTTTTCTGGATCGACAACAATAAGAGGGCCCGTCATGGTGTCGCCAGACTTATGGACTACATCAGCATCATTGGCTTTAATGGCATACAAATCATCAATGGCGTCTTGTACTGTAGAATTATCATAACTAATATCTGTTGCATCTGCGATAATGCTAATGATATTAGGATATGTATAAATGGTAGCGCCATTTTTATCTTTCAAAAGCAGGTCATATACTAGAGTGCTATCTAGTTTTATCCTTGCAAACCCAGATATATCAAGGATGTGAGGGTTTGCGGCCGTCGAACCGTCTAAGTTGTAGATCGTTTGCAGGTTAGTTGTTCCAACCGCATAAGCATAAAGCCTACCCTCTGATACAGGGTTATCATTTGAGTCACGAAACTGAGAGGACACCCAAGGGAGGAATATTTTAGACATGTGTTACCTGTATAATTCGAATGTAATTTGAACGGTTTGAGGGCTAGCCCCTGCACTTCCATCTCTAGCGACTGTAGTTAAGGTCATGCTTCCTGGCGTAGCTGAGTTTCCTTGGCCAGATAAGGCGCCAAGAAGACCAAATAGACCGCTTGTGAGTATGTCGCTGGATGTAATTATCTTATCTATAAAGATAAATACCCTTGAATCAATCAAGCTTACAAGGCCTATTGTTGTGGAGCCGATAACACTAAAGGTATACGCTGTATCAATAGTTCCTCTAGTTGTCTTTATCGATAGGCTCGCATTGGTGCTTCTGTTGTCACATATTAAAATCTTTGGATCATTTGCAAATGTCCCTGACCCGGATAATATATAATCCATCCCAAACAATGACGCCGTATAAGATCCGGTAAATACATTATCTTTGAATATTACTCCATAAACTATGGTACTCGCGGAGCTAGTCCACAGCCTCCATACTGGGTTTGCAGTTGATAACCCTCTAAATACGTTAGACGTGAATGTCATTGGATACATCACAGGTCCATCGTTTATTGAATAGACGCTGGTATTAATGGTGCACGCTGAAATGTCCGTAAGATATGCAAATCTGTTTATTTTCTCGGTTCCATATGCAGAATCTCCAATGGTGCACCCAACAAAATTAACAGCGGATGCGATCCAAATATCACCTCTGAAGATAGTCTTTGATGCCCTGATATAGCCCGTTGTACTTAGCGTTGTAGATGTGATGCTTTTAGTTGTGCTCGATAGCAGGCATGACGTAAGATCAACAGTTGCACCGGAAATCACAGACATTAGATCTGTGGTGCTTATGAGTTTGCAATTGACAAAGTTTGCGGAATCGACGATAATAAAAGAAGGGGTTCCGGATAGGCTAAGGTTTTCGATGGTGATTCCCTGGACTGCGTATACACCAGCAACCGACATCGCAAAATCTCGGCCATCAAGGGTTTTGCATAGAGAATTTTTTGCGCATGAAATAGCCCTGTATAATGCGTTTGAAGCTGTCATCGTCTCAGACAGAGCCCACCAAAGCACATTCGTCTTGCCCTTCATTTTTACATTTGCAGATCCAGAAAATAAAGCGACATCTCCAGCCTGAACCGATCCTAGATATATGTCTGCGCTAGCCGTTATAACTCCCCCACCAGCAACCACAATCCAATCAGAAGCAAGCACCACCGCAGTTGATGCCGTTACATCTTTGTCAATTATTAACGCCGTTCCAGGGTTAAACATTATGTCTGCACGAAGAACGCTAGAGAAATCATATGATGATGAAAACCAAGACGCAAACACCTCTTTCATGTATGACAGATTTAAAATCATTGGATCAGCAAAATAGATGCATCCATCTAAATTCTCGTTTTTGATCGAGTATGGCTTTAGAGTGAATCCGCTTCCAGATATGACAAGGAATCCAATAGGAGTAAATGAAAGCCGACACTTTTTTTCCCCGCCAGAGGTTACTAGCGTAGTGTCAATATTTTCATTTATTTCAAACGTGTAGTTATCGCTAACATCCAAAATAAATCGATTGAAGCATACTTCATTAGATCCAAACCATATCGATTTTATCGGTGAAAAACTTATTCCACTAAATTTAAACCAGCACCCACCTATTGAGTGGATTGACTGTAGAGCGGTTGATATTTGAATATCATAATATGATGATATGTTAATCTTGTAATCCGTTGCTGCCGAATCATTGATAAATGTCACGCCGTTATCAATCTTGATTGGAACCCGAATGGGTTGAGACAAAGCCCCGCTCACTGTGTAGACTCCGCGAGGGATATACATTGTCACGGGGTGGCCTGTCAAAGCGTTACACCATGATTCGCATTGAGCGATGGCGCCGTTGCAGTTCTGGCCCCCAGGGATAGCACCAAACTCCCGAACGTCCACTATTGTTGCAGGCATGTACAACCAGCGGCCAGTTGCTGACACAGATGACGCGACAATGGTTCCCATGTTTTCCGAGTCAGCATTTAGAGCACTCCAGTAAAATGTGCGCGCCCCGCAATCGCCCGCAGCATAGTGCCCCGTTACGATTGCAGCGCCATACACCGCTGGGTCAAGAGCTTTCAGCCCTGCAATCGTGGGGACTGATGGGGTAGATTCAGATGTTGGAGCCAAGGATAATCCTTGTAAGTCAAACTGATTATCTGGCGCCCAGTCTCCGGGCTCAGCCTCAAGAATGTTATCACCAATAAATCTGGATACATCACAGGTGTAAACTCCATACCCCATAAAGATTTGATTCTCTGTCCTGCCATCTGCGCCAAGTATTTGCGGGTTCTCCGCCTCTACGATGAGGGCTGCATCTGTATAAATGATCTTTGGAGTAGTAGTGCCAACTTCGTAAAAATCAATCTTAGCGAAGCTCGCAGGATTGCCTAGGGAGTCAATGAATACGGGTTTTTGATCTGTGAATGAAATAGACATAGTGTCCTTTACTTATGGTCTATAGTCGGAAGTTTTTCGTTTTCCATCTGTGAAGCTTGTCGACGCCTTTTGTCCTGCGACTCTTCCAGTCGCTCCGATTACTGGCCTGTCAATTTGTGCGCGTCTCCCGACATCGTATAAAGCCTGTGCCCCGGCGGGAGTTTTTAATAATTTTGACATTCCGTACCCAGCTGCGGCCCCTGGAATTCCGCCAATCGTTCCCCCTGCAATCATTGCCTGCGTTGATCCAAGAGGAATTACAACCTTTCCACGAGTAAGATCAGAGGCGTTTTCTACTGGATGAAGTAGCGCCATTAGGGGGGCCATGTCTTTTGTTTTTTGAATAACTTCTGGTGCAATATTTTCTACATATTTCCCAATCTGTTGAGCTATGATTGCCTTTGCTTTTTTCTTTGCACTCATTGTTTCGGGATCTGTAGAAAAAACTCTAGACGATGCACTAAGTCTTGACCGCTCTTTCATTGCATCTTCAACACTCTTCCAGGATCGGCCCCACTCGTCCCTATATTCTGCCCTAAGATCTATAATGGCTTTCTTTACAGCCCTAGCCTCTGATACATCCAGAGCGCTTATAGCATCTAAAGCATTATTGAATACGCCATCAATTACATTTACCTTGCGATTTTTCCACTCAGGGATATTGGAGCGCTCTTTTGAAATAGTGCCAAGCTTCTTTTCGATATTGCTTTCCATTCCTGAAATTTGTTCAGGAATCGTTCCACGCCTTGGAACTATATCACCCTGAGAAAGGGCCCAATCAAAATCAGGAGGGTTCGCGCCTTTCATTACCCCAGATTTAGGGACAACCACGGATTGCAAAACACTGGGCGCAATGGCTTGAGCGGTTTCTCCGGCCTTTTTTATCGCCCTACCAGCACCGTAAATCGCCATAGGAGAAGCCGCCGATAACCCAGACTCTATAAATGAGGGCCGATCTCCGCCAGCGATTCGCGCGGCTGTCGTTCCTGCACCAGAAATAGCGCCATATTTTAGCGCCTGCCTTGCTCCCATGCTTGCGGGGTTCATTCCTATAAGATTCAACGGCGTCTCGATTGCTGCTGAACCCAATATTTCACCCTGAGATCCCCCGCGCCTCGCCACATCGGACGCAATCGGATAAGCCAAGTCGGCTAGTCCTGTAAGAAATTGGTCTACACCACCGCCAATCTGCTCGGGCTGCATTTCTGGGGATATAGACAGGCGCTGCGCCTTTTGCCCGAGTGATGCACCGGATGACCGAAGTAGTTCTATTTTTTGCTGTTTATTGCGTTCAAAGTCCTGCTCCGTTTGAATTTCTAATCCTTTCAAGTCCGCGAATTTTTTAAGCTCCTGCAACGTCTGATCATCATCAGCAAACGCCTCATTCCATCTACCGTTTTGGATATCGATTAGATAATATTTCATAAAGACCCTTTTTTACCTAAGATAAAATTACCGCCAACAGCTTTAGGATTTCCTTTGTTTTCTGACTGCGCGGAATGAATTATTTTTAGAGAATCAGGACTTTGACCGATTACAGCCCAAGACGGGATTCCCATTTGTTCCGCAACATAGGTTGCCCGATCAGATGCGGATTGAAGCTTTATTTGTGCAGCATCTTTCCAAATTCCTGCGAGCTTTTTCATTTCTGTGGCTTGCTCAGCTGTTAGGGTTAGTCCTGAATTTATCTGACCAACAAAATTCATGAATCGACCATAGGCACCGCTAGCTCCTGCAACGGCATCATACTCAGCTTCGCGAACTGTTGACGCTGGGTCTAGGGATCTCATGAATAAGAAAACAGAAGCGATTGCTTTGTACCCCTTCACGTCTCCAGTACCAAGCGTTAAGATTAATTTACCCGCTTCTGAAATTGAAGCTGATAGCGGTTTTGCTATAGACATGAAATTAGCTTCAATCGATTTGGCGGGAGCTTGGAGCCACGAAGGGAGACCCTTGGATACCGACGCTTCACCCTGCTTTACTGGCTGGGCCTGGCCAATGTTGTACTGGGCCTCCAGCCCTTGCGCCTGCTTAACTTGTGTCTCAATGGGCGCTTGTTTGACCTGTTCGGAGACAAGGCGCGTTTGCATTGGAGCTTGCTTGGTTTTTTCCTGTGACAAGGAAATCTCGTTACTCATTAGGTCGCCCTTCAAAATATCCTTTGATGCCATGGATTGAATTATTTCAGGCGTAACCATTTTCGGGTTTGGAACTTGGCTTAGTACATATCCGGGTTGCGAGTTGTACCACTGCTCGTAGTTTCCCGAGCGAAATGCATTTAAAGCCGCTGCGGCGATGTCAGAAGGGCTAGTTTCCTTTCCTGGCTCCATTCCTTTAAGCCTTGCTTTCTCTAGCTCTGTAAGTCCCTGCATGCGTTCGCGTTCAAGCTGGCTGGCCTGACTCATTCCCGCCAAATCCTTTTGGGCTTCGATGCCCGTTCTTTGTGATTCAATCTCTCGGGCCTGGTCTTCATATCGCTTGGCCATCTCAGGATCAAATCGGAGAAGGAGCCGGGATAGTTTCAATGCTTTTTGAGCAGGGGAGAGCCCTTGAAAATCAGGGTCTCCAGGGTTGTTGAATTTCTGCACAAGCGCATTAACAGAGTCGATGCTTCCGGTCTTCTTGGCCTCTTCCTCTCTGGCCTGCATAGGTCCGCGAATGGCCCCTACAATTGCTTCTCCTGCGCGACCACCGCGCCCAGCCCAATCACTTGCGGCCTGTGATGCGATGGTTGGACGATAGAATCGATCTGGGTCATATGTTCCAATACCTCTTGTAAGATCCATTAGCCTTGACCTCCGCCAAGCCCCATAAGGAACCCAGACCATTTTGCAGAATCAGGACTCTGAAGCCCTGATCTCTGCGCTTGCAATTCGTTTATGCGCCCCTTGCTCTGAAGCTCAGCGGTATCAACGCCGCCTTGTAGTTCCTGTTGTCCGCTGAATAGATTTTGTCGTGTCTGCATTCCGGATTGCTTGGCCTGCATTCCGCCTTGCGCTGCTGATTGGTTTTGCTGAGCCTGTTGCAGGACGCGGTTAAATTTATCAGCCCATTGCTGGTATGTACTCGCCTTGTCTTGCATCGCCGCTGATCTTGCCTGGCCGTATTCATTTGCGATAATGTCGGCGCTGGCCCGCTGAATTCCGCGTCCAGTGGCCCCACTGAATAGCGATCCGCGATTAGCCGCCGAACCCTCAACCTGTCCACGGGCCCCCGATAGTATCGCCTCGATTTCGGGATTCATCATCTCTGCGGTCTTGGCCTTCAAGTCGTATTGAAATTCATCTTCGGGCGCTTGCACTTGGTACTTTCCCGCATCATACCCAGCCAGCGAATCAAGATATTCCTGCGTTGCGCCAGGTAGTCCCGCAAGAGCCCCGCCATACGCTTGCTGATATTCGCCTGTACGCTGCTGGCCTTTGAGAAGGATGTCGCGCAACATCTGCTCTTCTCCTGCCTGCGCGGATTCTAATCCCTTCTTTGTCGACTTGGTCTGGTAATACGATTGCATTCCAGTACCGATTCCACGATTTGTATCTTGTATGCCTTGAGCCAATAGGCCCCAAGGCCCTTCCGATCCACCAGCCATTATTTACCTACTCGGTTAAAAAAAGATTCGATAATACTTGCATTAGATAATACTAATGTAACTGATGAGCCTTGAACATATTGGACTCTAGTGGTGTTCGCCACAATATCACTGATATGTAATATAGCTCCATCACAGGCGAAAGGAAAGGCAATCGCCTTTGATCCCGATGTTACTTGGATGCGGAAATCAAAAAAGTACCCGTATTTGAACCAATACCCATCCCCACTACATCCACCATCAAAAGAGCCCTGCCCATGCTGGCCCTGTAGCGCATTTACCACGCTGGTCCATGCAGCTTGAAATACACTTGGCTTTGTGAGTGCAAGCGTGATCTCGGTGATCCTGGTCGGGATCTTTTGTGTGCCCGCCATCAGGTGCGCCCACAAGGGCTAATTGTAAGCCTTGCTTGGTAGATCGTGCAAGGAGTTGGGTCAGAGTATTGGATCTTAATTACGAGGCTCCTAGCGGTTCCCATGGCGTTTAGTTTTACAAGTCTACGGTAATCGCCCTGCTTGCCTATTGATATCTGCCGCCATGGTCCATAGGTGTATCCGCCGTCTCTCGAGAGCGAGACAAGCATTTTTGGGTCGCTTCCTTGTCCCTGGAGTAATCCGGTTTTACCAACCTCCATATCTATCACCAGCTCCCTGATCAAAAATGAGTCAAGTTTTTGGTATAGTACAGGAGACACGCGGGTCCTTACAATTTGCCTGCCATCGTATTCGGTGTATTTGCTTCCGTCAAGTATGCAAAGTGAGTTGTCTATGAGAGATCCGAAATACGTTTTTCCATAGGCTCGTGAAGCAAAGACGGGGCGCCAAGAGGAGTCAACACCTGTGGATAATTCGCGGGTAGATCTGTTATGCCAAAGACCTGTACCTACCTCATAAACAAATGTGACCTTTGATAGTTTGAATGTGAGGATGTAATATACCTCTCCAACATCCTGATAGCAGTATCCTATTGCAAGATCCTTGTCGGCAAATCCGGCTATCTGGCTTTCTATGCCTTCGTGGCTGATCCTGGACACCGATTGGTCAGACCCCATAAAGACTGCGTTGTCTCCAACATCTGAGGAGCCTAGGAAAAATATCTTGTCCGATATCGTAGCCACAGAATAACGCGCCCTCGTCCCGATCTGAGAGCCTGATCCGCCAACAAGTGCAAATGGGTCCGGGTCAATTCCAGTACCTCGCCAAATCTCATAAGATCTAGGACCAAATACCCATATGTTTCCACCTAAATTAGCAAGTGCTGATATTGAATCTGCGTTTTGTTCGGCAGAGTAAAAACTATCGGCCTGGATAATGCTAGAGGCTAGGTCAGAATAAAACCACTGGTTAGAATTGCCTGAGTTGATGATGATTCTCTGTCCTGAAAAGCAAATATGGGTCGGCTTGATTGGGTCGCTCGTGCCTGGAATAACGGGCAGGGCCACCGCCGACATTGTGACGGCGCTATCATCCTGGGTTAGTAGGGTGCGCCAAATGCTGGTTCCGTCAACCACAAAGGCCTCGAATCCATTGTCTGTCATGCCTACAGGGTCGGAGCTAGAATTGATTATTCCAATCCTCTTGATTGTGTTGTCTGCATTAACCCGAAACAATGCATTTCCAAAAACTGTGTAGAGCTTAGATTCAAAACCCGGGGCGTATCCAGAGCTAGAGTAATACGTTCCTCTGCACCCATTACCAGCGGAAGGCAGGGGATTACATTGAAGAGTTGAACCAGGTATTGGAACCATTCTTCGCTGAGTCTTCGAGTCCTTGTCGTCGCTTCCAGTTACACACCAATTCGTAGTCTTCTGAGAGCTAAAGCCCTTGTCTTCCAGCTCATAGGATTGGCCGATTAGATCAATGATCACGCTTTCTTCCGCCATCAATTTATCCCGGTCAAAATATTGTTTCTTACGCGGCGACGGTTATCGTAAAATGGCGCTTGATTTCTGCTATGCAACAGCTCAAGCCGGCTCTTGCACTCGTTGTAGATTGTATCACAGCTAGCAACAACGTCAACAGGCATCATTTTGCGTTGGGCAATTTCACGAGCAAGGGCATATTTGATTAGCTTATTGTATTCAAGTGGAATCTGAATTTTGGAGTCAATCGTAACCTGTGGTATCTCTTCGTTATACACAACGGTAATCACTGACCCGGGCTGAGGCGCTATATCAAATGAGATTATCCCGTCTGGGTATCGAGCGTTATAAGAAAATCCACAAGGAATTCCTGACGCGCCAGGCACCTTCTGACCAGCCAAAAACGCGACGGAATATTGGTTAACTGGAACTAGTGTGCAAGATGAATTCGACTGGTAGTAGATCTTGTTTATGAATACCGGCCTGTCTGTAACCATTGCGCCAGTAGGGCCAATGAGATAATCAAAGGCAATTGACGGAATGTTATGTGTAAATGTTTTTACACTAAAAGGGAATAGCTGGTCAACATTCAGCTGAGAAAGAATCTCATTTATGGTTGTCACACCTAGATTAGCTTCTGAGCCTTCCAAAGATGTGTTGTCATCTAGGACCCCGGCGCATTGAAACGCTTCTTGAATAATTGCGCGAATATTTATCATGGTGGACCCTGGAAAGAGAAACCCCGAGGCGCATTTCTACGCCCCAGGGTAATGTTGATTAGGACACTAAGACGTCAATACGATGAACCCAATTGGAGCGAGCGAGGCCAAAGCCTGCAATCGTATCCCAACGGATGATATCAGTACCCGCGTTGATGTCCCCGCCAGCCTGACAAAGGAAGGTAATTCCGCTTGGGTTGCGAGCGGACTTTTGGATGGTGTTGGAGAGTGGACGAACGGGGAAGGATGCGAAGATAAACGCGGCCTTTGCCCAAGCGAATCCGCGCAGGTAAGTAGATGAATTTGCGTGTGAGAATGTAACCGCCGTGGTCGCTGCGAGTGTGGACGTCGAGACGTTCTTTTTTGGACCAGTGAAATATACACCCTTGACCGTAACGACGAACTCGTTAGAGCTAGCGGTGGATAGTTCCTGTGCGATGAACTGATACTTGGACCCGATCGCCTTTTCGTAAATGTCGCAGGCAAACACATTGGCCAAGGTGAACGCCTCGCCAGCCGCGATAGTACCAGTCATCGTCGCTGTCCCGCCCGCCACCTCAAGAACCAAGGAGGTTGATCCATTTACGGTTACAGCGGTTTTGAGTCGTACCGCAGTACCAGCACCCAGAGTGCGAGAGCCAGAGGTGAACGAGCTGATGTCTGGAGTCTCATACCACTCCGCACCACGAAACTTTCCAAGGCCACCATTAAGAAAGTTGTTTGAAAGCTGCGCGCTCGGGTTAAACATGGTGAGACCGGAGTTCTGAATCTGGGTAGCGAGATCTGTCCCAAGGCCACCACACAACATTCCAAATGCACGTGCACCCTTAATGATTCCGATGGCCTTTCCAATGTCGGCATATGCAGCGGTGCCAGAACCAAGAACGGTCATGGTGTCTGCGCCCAAAAGCATCTTGTTGCAGGCAATGGTTTGAACTTCGGAAGCCATCTGTGCCCCATAAGGAACGGCAACTTGGTCGTCAAAGCTCTCCATCTCAAGTGTTTGTTCAACGGTTTCCAGGGACACCGATTTGTTGTACTGAATGAGAGTGATGGGGACAGTGTCTTCCACGATGCTGCCCGGAGTGGTGGCTGGGCCAGTAGCCAACGCGCTGCCAACGCTTGGCAATGAAAGGTTGATAGTCATCCCGCTGTTTGGTTTGTAGCTCTTATTGAGCACAGTAGAACCATTCATGAGAATTTGACAATTGCGCTCGTATTCCACCGCAAATGGTACAACGATGTCGCTAGTTTTGATCGTATTGCTTACTGGCATTTGATCGACTCCCGGAGCTATCTAGCTCCATATTTTCGTTTGTTGTATGCCAAGGCCTCATCCTCTGTAGAGCGAGTCCCAGACACATGACCACCAATCCCGCCAACCTGTCCAATCGGAGCAGGGGCGGAGCTGGCAGTTTGTTTGCTTTTCTTTGCTGAGTCAATTCGCTTGAGATATTTCTCAACGTCGAGAAGTCGTTGTGCGGCAACAATAGCAGGCATGCGGTTAAGCTCTGCAACAATATCAGGACGCTTAAGCAGCTCAGAAACGATTCTAGGACCCATTTCGGAATGAGTTACTACATCGTGTATGTGCTGGCTAAACTGTTCTCCATCGTATGTTTTGGACAAGAGCGATAGCTCCTCAATGTCATAAGCGGACATAGTACGCTGCACCTTTTCGGCCCATGACTTTCGGAATTCATCATCCTCATTTTTTGCCATTTCTTGCTTCTGCGATTGTTCGCGCTCTTCAAGCCTTCTCTTTTCGAGAATGGAATCAACGCGTTTATTTGCGCGGTGATCATCCCATTCGTCTTCTGTGAGAAAGTTCTCGCGTTTTAACTCTGGCCCAGCAGGCTTTTTCTCTGTCATGGCCCTGATTTCCGCTAGCTCCTCCTGTGTTGTGCGCAATTGTTTTGTGAGAGAGCGTATGCGTCTATCGTAGCCACTGTTAGATTCGCCTGGCTGTTGTTTCGTGCTTGACGATTGCGCGACAGTTTCGGGCTTTGGGCTTTCAACTGGTTTTGCGTCTACAACTTTTTCGGGCTCAGAGTCAATCGCACCACCAGACCCTCCCAGGTCCATTGGCTGATTTGATTCTGGAGTCCGATAGGCTGCGTACTTATCAGCTTTCTGGGAGTCGGTAGGCTGATCAACACCGTTTTGTACATGGTCGCTCATGGCGTCCTCCACAGACATTTTCTAGGCCTGTTAGCTAGTTTAAGGTAAAGCATTTTTTTGACCTCCAACCGATGTGTAATCAGGCTTAACGCCTTGCACGACAACGGTTTCAGGTCTGGTTAGAATTTCTTTTGTTAGATCGGCCTGCAAGGATCTGGTTTGTGCTTCGGCATCTGCAAGGATCTTTGCTTGAGTTTCATTCGCCTTTCCTTGGAGCTTCATTGCCTCAACTTCAAGGCGATTTTCATTATTCATTTGGGTGGTTAGAACAGCGCGCTTCGTGTCCTCAACGGAATTAGCCAGCTCACCCTGTAACTGTTGGATGTAGATATTTGCCTGGTCGATAACCAGCTGTTGGGCCTGGATCGCAGACTCTGCGGCCTGCATAGCGGCTTGGGCTTCCGGCGGGATCTCGTTGTTTCCTGCGCCAAGAACGCGATTTGCTATGACATCAAGCTTTGCCGCGATAGCTTCGGACCCCTGAAACTCTGAGTTGCGAGCGATGTCCGGAGCGAGAATAGCCGAAGTTTCTGGGCCAAGCATTCCGCCAAGGGCCACTAGGCCATTCACATTTTCTTTGCGCTGCGACGCCATCATGGGGCCGCTGTCAACATCAATATCCACCTTGCTCAGAGACAACCCGAGATCGGATAGATTAATCACGCGCTTAGATATTCCGTCCTTGTTCGACACGGTTAGCTCTCTCTCTGTGTCGTTTACCAAGATTGCGGCCTCAAGCACGCATCTACCGACCTGCTTAATGCTTTCCTTAGCGTTCAACATGTACTGGTAGTTATTCTGCTCCACAGTCTTTGTACGGGTTAACACAGCCTCGGCGGTTTCGTTCGATGAAATGCCAGCAGCGACCCCACCAATTGGGATTCCAAGAATGTCAGATGCAAGATCCTTGAATCCGGTTAGAGCCGCGGCATTGACGGAAATGTCAGGGCTGCCATTCATTTCGAAAGGAGGGGGAATGTCGTTTCCCTTGTCGTCTTTGTGGTTAAATAGCATCAACGGATTTCGATACTTATTTGAGCGCTCCCATAGATCAATGTACGGCATGACACCGGCGGCGGCCGCAACCTTTGTAGGCTTTGGTGCGTTGACCATCTGCTCGATTAGATCGTTAGCAGCGTAATTTATCATCTGAAATGAGGACTTTCCCCAGTAGATAAAACCAGCAGCGTCTAAACCATTTTCGGTATCAATGCGCTCTCCATAAAATGGAATGACAGGGATAAAAGACAGGGGATACTCAGTGCTAGAAATAACATGGTTGCCGCAAATCTTATGGATGATCACATAAGGTTTGCTAGCCATTCGGCTTTTCGCGCTCTTCGACTTCAGGCCCTCGGACTCTGGGACCATCTTTCCGTCTACGGCATACAAGCGCTCTTTTTTGTTCTTACGCTCGTAGAATGTGACCATGGCCACGGTGTCTTTTGGCTCTTTCCAGGTGGTATCACCAAGGATACAAGCGCTGTTGGATGCGTCTTTTACCGACTCGCCATAGTCCTCTATGGCCTTTTTTTCTGGTATGTACTCAAGCACTGCAACTTTGTTTGCATCCGAACCATTGGACTTTATCGAGAAGCGATCAAACACCACATTCTTTGGGTTTACGATGGCTTCAATCTTTACGACCTGATCAAAATTATCGTTGTTGGAGTAGTCAGTAGTGACAGCGGCATACCCTAAGCCGCACTTGACTTGGCGGTCAACAGCGAGCCCGTAAGCTGCTAGCCCATCGGAGTCAACTTCTATACCCCTGATGATTCCGGTAGCGGTCTCGGCAGCTTCCTTGACGTCGCTTGTCTTAGCATTGACCACGATTCCAAACGGAGCCACAAGAAATTTATTAATCTGTGAGTTGCAATAGTTTCGAGACACCGGAAAGGTCAGACTAGAGCGCCCAGAGCCCCTTGTCTCTTCGTCAGCCGCGACCATTTGAGCGCCACCAGCATAGAGCAATTCGGCACACATGCGTTCAATTCCAGGCGCTTTGACTGCGTTAGTTGAGCGTACAAATTCCTTTAGGTCTGCAATGATTTGGGCCGAATCTATTTCTTTCTCTGCCATGTCACCCAATTGATTAGCGATTCATAATATTTGAATATACTAATTTTTGAATGTACCAGCACGCATTAATCTTTTCATGGCTTCGATTTGCCGGGAGTCCTGGATTATTCGGGAGTCTTTTATGATGATGTCCCCAGCGCAATAGCAGGCCAGCGCCACCGCATCGGCCATGTCTGGAGAGCGGCCAATCTTTTTTTTGATCTCGTCTTTTGGGTCCATGGCCTGTCGATTTTTGGAATCTGGGTGCCATGTGGACGCTGTTAACTCCTCAATCAAATCAGAATCGTTCGGAATGGTGCCGCCAAGCTTGCAATAATCGTTAGCCCTGCCATAGATCTCAGTTCGTTTGTTTGAGTACCCAGGATCTTCGCTGGCTGACGAGAAGTTAATCCCCTCAACATCTACCCCGCAGGATTTTAGAGCGTCAGGAACCCACGCGCCATGGCCTGTGGAATCGACATTGATTAGCTCCGGCTTGTATTTCTCTATTCTAGTCCGCAACTCTTCCACCAGTGTGGGCAAATCCATGGCGTCGAATTTCACGATCTCCAAAAACTTCTTTCCACGCCTAACCGCTATGACGGTCTTATCTCCTCCTGATCGCGCAATGTCAACACCGATAACAGTTTTCCAGTTGTCATAGATCTGGATTCCCATATCCAGATTGTACACCTGTATCATTCGCATAGCCGATTCATTCAGGTATTTCCCAAGCCAGACATAGCGGTACATATCGGGCCGGTTGGCTTTCATATGATTCGCCTGGTCTATGAGTTTCTGCGATGCAAAAGGGTTCTGAAGGTATGTGTTATGCGTTACCCAGGAGTTTGGTGGAGGAGGGTTCTCGACAAAGATCTGGGCAGGGGCGCACGACGGTGAGTAGGTATTGCCAGTTAGCCAGATCTGCGAATCCGTCTCTCGTATCGTAGGATCTAGGATATCCCAAGACCTCATAGCCATTGATTCGCACTCCTCAATCCATGCTATGTGATATCCCGTCAGAGACTTGAGAGACAGCGGGTTGCGGGCCATGCCTCGGAAGATTTTATGGGCTCCCGTTACAATGTTTTCTATGTAAGTGTCGGTCGATTTGAATCGATGCGAAAGCCCTTCGAGCCTTATTATATCCTCTGTCTGAGCCTTTGAGCTCTCAGAGATGGAGTTCTGAAACTCTCGCAGCCCGACGACTTTAAGCCCTGGTACGTTGTCCATGAAGTACACGATGGCTTGTGCCGCAGACACCGAGCGCGCCGCAGCACGGCCACCAAGGGCGCACTTGTAATCAAAGGGCTGGTAGAATCCCTTGAACTGCTCAAGCCTCTCCATCGTCGTCTTTGGGGATCATGGCAGAGCGAAACGTGATTGGCCCAGAGGACTGATGAACATTGCCCTCGATCTCGATAGACTGCGAGGTCTTTTCGTGCTGGCCGTGGTGAACCCCCAGGAGCCATTTGGTTGCACTGACGTTAGCCCCAGAGGTTAGGCCTTTTTGGTGCCCTAGCATGTTTTTCTCAAGGTGGAAAATCATCTTGGCTTTGATGAGCGGTAACGCCTCTTTCCACTCTGGATGCGATATACACCAGGCCCCAGAGGATGCTATGGTTGATCCTGCCACGTTGAATGTAGCCGCAATCATATTCAGGGTATACTCCCCAGTCTCAGCCAGTTCTAGGGCCTTGGGGATATGGTAATCAGGGTCAAATCGTGTAACCATTTTCTTCCACCTCTTGCGCTTGGGTTGTGCGGTTAATTAGCAAATACTAATACTTATATTAAGAATATAGATTATTCAATGCAAAAAAAAGCCCCCATTTCTGAGGACTTTTTGGGCTAGATGGATTTAAATTCACTCAACCACCTCTACATAATATTTTTCCATCCAAACTCCATTGATATTTTCAGCCTTGAACTTAACGATCTCCGTCGTTATACGAGACTCGCAACGAAGCATTCTTCCGGGCGAATACCATATTTTACGGTTAGGTTTGCCGTGAAAATATAACTCACCGTCTGCCTTGTATACTCGATCTGACCCTAGGTATGTATATGACTCTTTAACCCACAGGCGATCACCAGGGGCGCCTAGAGGCGGCATGCGGTAATAAGTCTCGCTTCCATCCAGGAACATTACAGAACCAGGCTTGTGCGCTTTGTGTGTTGATGAAGACACATAGCCCTCAATCTCCCAATTAGGGTTGGCGCATTTAAACGGTATTAGAATCGTTTTTAGGCTCCCGTCAAGTAGCCCTCGAATCTCTTCGGTAGTACATACTAGGCTTCGCTCTCTCATATTTTTATCTCCAATGTTTTCACCCGAACAAATCCGCACCATCGGCACCGCTGCCCAAGCATCAAAATAGACGGGCTACGCTTTGGATGGTGTTGTACGCAACCGTCGCAAGCCTTCCCATTCCGCAGGCGATTCTCTTTTTTATCGTCACGCAGTGCGTTGTAAATGTCTGCCATATCACCCATTATAATCCTCTCTTTCTTTTATCAATCTTTGCCGCTACTGCCATGACGATTGCAGCCACGGAAAAGCCAATCACACACCCGATTGGCGCGTATACAAAGACCAGTGCGTCAAACATACTCGACATCCTTGTAAGCCGATTGAAGCAAATCCCACAGCGAAACCCCCATCGAATCCCGAAGCGCTTCCCACAGCGAACCCCTCAGCGAATGCAGCAGCGCCCCCCACAGCGAATTCCACATCGAATTCCACAGATCATCATTTGACACACAAAACATACTCGACCTCTTTGTAGACGGATTGCAGTGAATCATTCAGCGCATCCCGCAGCGAATCCCCCAGCGACTCCCGCAGCGAAGTCCGCGGCGCATCCCACAGCGAAAACTCCAGCGCATCCCACAGCGAAAACTCCAGCGAAATCCGCAGCGAAACCCACAGCGCATCCCTCAGCTTCCCATTATACACACAAAACATACTCGACTCCTTTGTAAACTGATTGCAGCGAAATCCGCAGCGAATACCGCAGCGAAATCCACAGCGAATTCCGCAGTGCATCCCACAGCGAATACTGCAGCGCATCATTTGACACACAAAACATATTCAACCCCTTTGTAAACTGATTTCAGAGAAATCCGAAGCGAATTCCACAGCGAATACCACATCAAATCCCGCAGCGAAACCCCCAGCGAATACCGCAGATCATCATTAGACACACAAAACATACTCAACGCCCTTGTAAACTGATTGCAGCGACCATCCTATCGACTCCCCCAGCGAATCCCATAGCGACTCCCCCAGCGAATTCCTCA